TTTACAACTATAGAAAGAAGAAAGTTATATTATGAGTAAAGGTGAGAAGAACCATGTTGACGATTGGTTAAAAAGTCAAATCAGAAAAGGTATAAACATAATTGATTATGTTTTACAAAACAATGTAGGTGAGTGGGAACTATATTATACAGGACATTTACACAAAGATATCCTAAATAACTTTCCAGGCAGAACCAGTAAAAAGATATTTAAAGGTTATAGAGAGCTTTTAGATAATAACAAACTTGTGTTTACTCAAAAGAAATTTGAAGAACACGGTTACGAATACTATGTAAAGAAAGGTATATAATGAAACTATTGAAAAAACATAAAGACATATTGCAAGAGGTTGTAAAGGGTAAGGGTTATTGGAAAACTGCTACAGTACCTAAAAATCATAGTGAAAAAATACTTGATGACCTTGTTAATTTATACTTACAAGAACTTATTATATTTAATAGAGAATATGATGTGCCATCATTTGGTCCTAGTAGTGAACATAAAGTAAGATATAAATGGTATGTTGTTACTATTAACAAAAAGAAAACTTTAAAAGACTTGAAAAAGGTAATTAAAGATGGTAAAATTTAAAGTATTTTTTAAAACAATTGCTTTTGTTACTGTTGTATTATTTTCTACACTTGTATGGTATGGATATACATTTGATGGTAAACAAAGAGCAGAAGCGTCTGTACCATCATTACCTAACTTTGAACAAACTAGTAATCAATTATTTTTAGATAATGTAAATCAATGTGTTGAGTATGCTTATTTTTATAATAAAGATATAGAACAGGTCAATATAGAACTTTTATTAGCACAGGCCGCTTTAGAGTCTGGTTGGGGAACAAGTAGATTTGCTAGAGAAGGTAAAAATCTATTTGGTATTCGTACATATGATTTAAGAGAACCGCATATGTTACCATCAAACAATCCTAAAAAATGGGGAGTTAAAGTTTTTGAGCATGAGTGTGATAGTGTTTTATATTATATTCAAACATTAAACAATCATCATGCCTACAAAGATTATAGAAGAATGTTAGAAGACGGTATTGATGATCCATTTATATTAGTAGAAACACTTGACGCTTATGCAAGTGATAAAAACTATTTTCCTAAAATTAAAAGAATATTAAAAACAATAAGAGAGGACTATAAATGATTACGTTTACACATGGACTTATGATGGGAATATTTGGTATGTTAATTACAATTGTTGCTATGATGATTGCTTATGTTGTTGGTTACAACGCAACAAAACCTAAACCAAAAAGAAAGCCTAGTCCACTTGATGATTTGTTTAAAGCGGACAGATTACCTGATGATACCCTTTAAAGAAAAAAAAAGAAGATTATTAATAACTATAGGAGAAAACAGTATGAGTAAAAAAATGAGTCGAAAGGTTGATATAACTGACTACCAAGATGTAGCAGATTGTATTCGTAGTGACCAAGTTCCTGCTAGTGAAATAGCAGAAATCTTTACAGATAAACCTTTCTATAAATGGTATAAAAAAAAGTATTTAACAGATAAATAATACTACACTATGTTTTTAACAATACTAACTTTCTTATCTGCTATAAGCATATCTGTAATTGCGGCAGGTTATTCTATTATAGGACTTGCAACACTATTTGCTGGTGCAGCCGTACCTATTATTGCTATGGGTTCAGCATTAGAAGTAGGTAAGTTAGTAGCAGCCAGTTGGTTATATAATAACTGGAATGAAGATGTCCCTAAACTTCTTAAAACATATTTGTTTAGTGCTATTATTGTTTTAATATTCATAACATCAATGGGTATCTTTGGGTTTCTATCAAAGGCACACCTAGACCAAGTAAAACCAACATCTGGTAATAATATTAAAATAGAACTTATTGATAAACAAATTAATCAACAACAATTAATTATAGACAGGTCACAAAAGACACTAGACCAATTAGATAAAGCTTTAGAAGTTTACATAGAAAAAGAATATGTAACAAGAGGTTTAAAAGAAAGAGCAAAACAAGAAGATGAACGTAATGCTTTAAACAATGCTATAAACAATGCAAGTGATAAAATTGCTGAACTTACAAATTCAAAAGCGGGTTTACAATTAGAGCAAGATAAAATAGAAGCTGAAGTAGGACCTATTAAATATGTAGCAGAATTAATCTATGGTGAGAACGCACAAGATAACTTTGATAGTGCTGTTAGAATTGTAATACTGATATTGATATTTGTATTTGATCCACTTGCTGTACTTCTATTAATTGCTGCCAATATATCATTAAGACAATGGAAGAGTAAAAGAGATAGTGACAAGGGTGATGAAAAAGAGAAATTAAAAAGAAGAATAGAAATATTAGAAAATAGAAATCAACGACTCAAACCATTTAAAACACTTGCTAAAGAGTTTGGTGACGATCCAGAAGAAATAAGACTTAAATTAAATCAAATATACGATTGGAATAACAATAAAAAATAACTAATATATAATATTATGATACATTTGGTTATAGATAATTTTTTTGACAATATTGACGAAGTTTATAATGCCTCAAAACAAGTTGAATATTATAATTTAGAGTCTTTTAACAAAGAAGTCAAACCACACGCACCTCAAACATGGCCAGGCAAAAGAAGCAAACAGATACACGAAGAAATAGATAAAGATAAAAACTTTAAGTTAATACATGAGTCTTTTATTAATGCTTTGCAAAAACATAGTATCTTTAGTTTATTTCCTAATAACGACTTATTTAAAAGTGTTTATCCCGTTTTAGCAAACTATTTACATTTGAGAACTGAAGATGCTAATTCTGATGATTGGATACATAGAGATAATAAAACTGGTGTATATACTATGTTAGTATTTTTATCACCAACTAATTTAACTTCAGGAACAAAATTTTATGCAGCATATGAAGATGAAATGGTTACAGATGTTAAATTTGTACAAAACAGAGCTTTATTATTTAATGGTGCGTATAGACATATGGGTTATGGTCATCACGGTAATAATATTGAAGACGGTAGAATTACTTTAAATAGCTTTATTAACTTTAAAAAAGATGGAAAAAACATAAAACCTAGTGATTTTAGACGATAATATATGCTTGACTTTTACATTAAAATAATATATAATATATACTATGATGACAATTGATGATATAAAAAGACTAAAAGATCCAGACAATCTAAAAAAACATAGACTCGATAATCTAGCAAAAGCGTGTGCTGATGCTGATACAGATGGAATGAAATCTATGTGGTATAATAAAATGATGAAACTTGCAGATGAATATAATATGAGAGATTATGTAATGAGAAAGTTGGTACACTAATGAATATATTTTATGTTGATAAAGATCCAGTAAAAGCTGCTCAGATGTTATTGGACAAACACGTGGTCAAAATGATACTTGAGTCTGCTCAAATGCTGTGTACTGTTAAAAGAGTATTAGATGGCACAGAATATTTTGATAAATCTAAAAATGGCAGAAAAATTAGAAGATGGAAACTTGATAATCATAACGAAGACGCTATTATCTACAAAGCAGGTTGGTTAAATCATCCATCTACACAATGGGTTATGCAATCAGCATATAATTACACATGGTTATATAGACATATGATGGCTCTTAATGAAGAATACAAGTTAAGATACAATCACACCAAAGACCATTTAACTATTCAGAAACTTGGCGACATACTAAAACACCCACCTAAAAATGCTAGAGTTGATGTTATCGGTACAGACGCTACACCTGCTATGCCAGATGAATGTAAAGTGCCTGGTGATGTAGTTGCGTCTTATCGTAAATACTATATAATGAAAAAGCAAAGATTTGCTACATGGAAATCACCTGCTAAAATGCCACAGTGGTTCAAAAAAGGAATTGAAAAATATAATGCTCAACACAAGTAAATATAAAGAAGTTGTAAATTTTCTAATAAAAAACGAATGTGGAAATATAAAACACGGTACTAAAACATTTTTTGAGCATTGTGTTAATGTTTCCATCGTATTACATGATTGGAAGTGTAGTGACGAATTGATTTTAGCAGGCTTATTGCATAATGTATATGGTAATAAAAATTTTGATCCATATTTAAATTTACAACCAGATACAATAATACATTTGGTAGGATATAGAGTAAATGAAATTATTACTAAATTTAAATATTTTAGTAATGATATGTTAATTCCTAAAGAGACCGAAGATTTGGATTTAAGTTTTCTTCACTTTGCTAATGAGATAGAACCATTTTATGCTAATTTAAGTAATGAAAATAAAAAAGAAATGATAGTTATAGCAGAAAAAATTAGAACAACATATAAATCAACTGGTGTTTGGACAAAAGAAATATTTGAACTTTTTAATCAATTTAATAAATTTTAATAATGAGCAGACCAACAGGTAGAAAGTGGGATGGAAGAAGTAGAATACCAACTCAACAGTACAAGGATAATTATGACGAAATCTTTAAAAAGAGAAAACAAACAAAAAGAACGGCCAAAAATATACGAAAGAAATCCTAATACGGGAGTTATTCGTTGGAGATATGTAGATGAGTCACACGATAAGTTTGGTTGGCCTAATTACGGTAGAATATTGAAAGATAAATAAAACTATGATAAACTTTATACAACAAAACATAAACTTTTTAAATGATATTCAATCCTATCATTGGCAAACAGAATCATATTCTGAGCATGAAGCGTTGGGTGAATATTATACTAACTTTAATAAATTAAATGATGAGTTTGTTGAAACTCTACAAGGTAAAACTGGTGAAAGAATTAAGTTTAGTGCTGAATTAAGACCAGGCATTTTAAACTATGCTGATATTGAAATTGTAAAATCTGAAGTACAAAAGACAGCAGATAGAATTAATAAAATTAATAAAGAAGTTGATGGTCAAATAGACCTACAAAGTATATTAGAAGATATGCTTTTAGCAACTAATCAGTTATTGTATCATCTATCACTAAAATAATATGCCAATCTATACATTCCACGATAGCAAGACCGACAAGGTTTTTACTGAAATGATGTCCATTGCAGAAATGGAAGCATATCTAAAAAAGAATCCACACATTAAACAACAAATTACACAGATGAATATTGTTGGTGGTGTAAGTGGTATTAGTTATAGAAGTGACCAAGGTTGGAAAGAAGTACAATCTAAAATTGCAGAAGCGCATCCTAGAAGTGCTTTTGCTGAACAACATAGAAGAAAAAGCATTAAAGAAGTTAAAACTGAGCAGGCAATAAAAAAACACAAGGCTAGACAACGTGCAAAAAATAAATAATATAGTACAGAGCGAGCAACTGAAACACAACGGTCGTATACCCGAGTCGAATAGGTCAATCCGCTCATTGTACAATTCCAAAAGGGCAGGAGATTTCTGCTTGAAAATCCTGCCCATTTTTATGGTAGGAATACTATTGTCGGGATGTTTTGGCCCGACCTTAACAACTTTAGGACCATTACAAATAAAACAATCAGATTTAATTACAACACCAATTAAAATAGCAAAATACAAAGGAGAATAACTATGGCAGATATACCTGATTTTATGCGTGAGTTTGATACAGATGTTGACTATGGTTTTACTCCTGTATCCAATAAACCAGCAGAAGAAACACAACCAAGTATAGACCCAAGTGTAATAGAAAATTCAAATTTAGAACTAGCAAAGATTAAAACAGATGTTTCTGATATTAAATCTGCTATGAATGAAATTATGCAGATAGTTGCTGAAAAAGATACAGTAACAAAAGAGATACAGGACGCTGATACACAAGCAAGATTTAAAGAGATTGAAAAGATTGTACTACCATTTTTGTATAATCTTTCCAAGTCCAACGAACCTTATATACATTGGCCAAATAGAGGACCAATCATTAAGGCACAGATGGAC